TTTATTTATAAAAATGTATGGTAATAAAATTAAAGAAAATTGTCCAAAATTTAAAATTGGAACATGTAAAGTAATTGGCTGTGAGTATGCTTTTCATAATAAATGTTATAAAAACATGTTATGTGATAATTATGAGTGTAATTTTGGTCATGGTGTAACAGTAGAAAAACGCAAATTAATTGTTAATCTATATAATAAAATGGATAAATACATAATAAATGAATCAGCTAAATGTAAATTTGCAATTAATTGTTTTAATCTAAATTGTACTTTAAATCATTATTTAAAATATGATGATCGTAAAATAATAAATCAAATAATAAATGCAAAAACATATGAAGAAGCAGAAGAAATTTATAATAATAATAAAGATGAAAAATTGTCTGCTTGTTCTACTGTATTTAATTCACCAGAAAAACTAACTAGTGAAAGTAATCCTGTTCCATTGATGTTAGCTAGTTTCTTTTCAAATAGTTTGAATGATATGTTTTCACCAATTGAATCACCAGTACAATCACCAATTTTAGTTCCAAAAAAACAACCAAATTTAGATTCTAATAAAATAAAAGAATTTTATATTAATAAAATTGAAGAGTTTGAGAATAAAATAAAAAAATATAAAAAAATATTGGAAGATATAGATGATGCAGATTTCAGCATTTAAAATAAATTGTATATTAAGTCTGTATACTAGCTTTGTATCTTATAAATTAAAAGTAAATTAAGAATAAATTAAAAATAAATTAAGAATAAATTAAGAATAAATTAAGAATAAATTGTTTTGTATATTATAAACTAATTAACTAATCAACTAATAACTTAATACCTTCCATTTTATTATTAAGATTTTTATATAATTCCATTAATTCATCCATATTATGATATTTATTACATTTTTTATCACATTTGCGATACAATCTACATACTTCTAACTCTCTATTTTCTTTAGCTTTTTTGATAAAATCTGCATTATGATTATATGTGCAACCAACTTTATTACATTCAAAATTATTAAGTGCAAACCAACAAGGTTTTGATACATAATTTTTTTTATCTCCTGTATTCATTACTTTTTTATCTGAACTATCTGATTTACTCATATTATAATTATATTAAAATTATTTAATCATTTTTTATTTTATCATATTCCAATATTTCTATTTTTAATTCATTTGCTTTTTTTATTGTTGATGAATTTAAATTTAAATCTTTTGTTATTACTAAATCTGTATTTTTTGATACTGTAGATGAAACTTTACCACCATTTTCTTCAATTAATAATTCTAATTTTTTATCACGAATACCAGTAAAAACAACTTTTTTATTAATAAGTTTTGGATGAAGAATAGTTTTTTGTTCTACAAGAGTTTTTTCTTTTGGAACAGTTTTTTCTTTTGAAACAGTTTTTTGTTGTGGAATTTGAAAGTGTTTATTATAAAATATTCTAAATTGATCAATTCCAGTTATAAATTGTTCTGCATTAATTTTACCAATTCCATTAATAGTAATTAATGATTCAATTGAAATATCTTCATGAAGTATATTAGGAAAATTTTGAATAATAAGTTTAAGTTTTTTAACACCTAAACTTCTTTCAAATATATTAGAACCTGCCATAATATCCTCTAATCTATCATATTTTAAAACTTCTTTAATTTGTGTTAATATTAATTCTATTTTTTTATCACCAATACCATCAATATTTATTAATTGATCTTTATTATTAATTAATAAAATACTATCTAATGTTTGAAATCCATTATCATATAATTTAGTTATAATACCATCAGATATATTTTTAATATTTAAAGTTTTGAAAAAATGAACAGATATACTAATATTTTCTTCTTTAGAAATATCAATATCTTGAGATATAGCATCAGTATTAGTTTCATCCCATTTCCAATTACCTTTAGGTAAAATAGGTTCAGTTTGTTTAATAACTCTAATAATTTTAGGTATAACTTGTCCAGATCTTTTAATTTCAATTTGGGAACCAATACCAATTCCGTTATCTATAATAAATTTAAGATTATAACCAGTAGCACATTGAATATTAACTTGATCTAATGTAACTTGATTAAATAAAACTCTTGGTTTATATCTTCTATCTTTAGATAATTTATATTCTACATCTGTAACAGTTGTTTGAATAGATTGATCAAGTTCTTCCATTTTAAATGCAAATGAAAAATCTGGATTACCAGATTCAATATTATCATAACTTACAGAATTATCTGTTATAACAATACCATCTATTTCATATTCTGATTTTTGTTTATAATCAATAAGTGTATCCTGTAAATCTTTAAATATTAATTCCTTTGTTAAATTATATTTAACACAATTTTTTTTTACTAATCTTAACTGTTCTTCAAGATTTTGATTATTATCTATAACTTGATAAATTACTAAATCAACTAAATTTAATAATTTTTGATTAACAGTTTTAGAATTAACTAAACCAGCAACAACATTTCTAGCATTAGATCCATATTCTTGATTCCAATTTTCTTTTGAAATTATTAATTCACCTCTAACATAATTAATATTTGTTGTAAATTCTGGCAAATTAATATATTCTAATATATGACTAATGTCTGAACCTATTTTTCCATTTCCTCTTGTATAAAGTTTATTTTCTTTAACTAAATATAAAGCAGATATACCATCTAATTTTTCAGATATTAAATAATTATTTGTTTTATATTTTTTTAACCAATTTTGTAATGCCTTATCTGTTTTAATTTTAGTTTGAGAACCTAAATAAAATTTAAGTTTTGATTGATTAAAATTAGTATCACTACCAATTAATTTAAAATATTTATTTTTAGGTTCTTTTTTATAAAATTCTTCTCTTAATTTATCGTATTCTGCATCTGAAACTAAAGGTTGTCCTATTGTATAATAATAATCATATTTTTTTAATAATTCATCCATTTTTATTAATAAAATAAAATAAAAATCATTTTTTAGATGTAATTTTGAATCTTAAACTGTGGATTCCACAATAAATGTTTTTTAACATTTAAACAATTAACAGTACATTTATAAATTGGTTGATTTAAAACTATACAATCAATATTACCCATTTTATTTAATAATCTCATATCACATAAATGATTTTCTGTTCCAACATTAAAAATATGTTTCTGTATCGTTTTATTAAAAACATCTAATTTATATATACATTTATATATTACTTCATTTAAATCTAAAAAATGTAGATAATCTTGAATAATATTATTCAATGTAATTTCTTTGATAATATTACTGTTATATAAATCAACTTGATTAAATATAGTATCTCTATTGTAATTATTATTTTCTTTACCAATAATATTACCAATTCTTAGTATATAATAATTAAAAATATATTGATTGAGAATCATATCTTCTGATAATAATTTCATTTTACCTTCAGATGTAATTGGAAAACATATAGAATCTTCACTATTATATTCATTATTACCATAAACGTGATTAGAAGATAGATAAATAAAATTTTTAATAGATAAAATATTCATAATATTAATAATATTTGTAAGTCCAGTAATATTAATTTCATAATAAAATATATCTGATGGATAAGTATCAATACACCAAATTACAGTTTTAATATTAGAATTATGAATAATATTATATAACATCTTATAATTTCTTACATCAATATTAGATTCTGAATTAATATCTACTACAACAACATTATAATTTAATGCTTTTAAAAATAATGTTAAATTAGAACCAATGAATCCAGAACCTCCTAAAATTAAGATAGAATTATCCATATTAAATATATATTTACTATTTTTTTATATATAATATTTATCATATTCAATAGGAGTTTTACAATAAGGACATTCTTTTTTTTGAAATTTATGAAAACATTCTTCACAAAACTTATTGACACATGATTTACATGATATTAATCGTAATTTATTATCATTACATATATAACAATTAATAGTAGTTTCATATGATGCTTCATTAAAAAAACTATCTAACTTAACTTTTTTGTAATTTTTTATTTCATCAAAGAAAATATCACCTTTATAAAATATTGCTAAAATATTTTGATTATCAATTATAGGAATATTAAATCCAAGATTATAATATACTTGTTTATCCTTATCAACATCTGATAATTTTAAATATAATATAATTGGATATAACTCAAGATTTTCTTTTTTGATATTTATTTTTTTCTTATTAATTTGTACTGGGAATCTATTATTTTCTTCATCATTAATAATAATTCCAATTTGTTGATTATATTCAGTATTTTTAACTAAATTTTTAATTTTAACATAGGAATATTGATTAAGTTCGCTTAATGATTTGATATGTTTAATAGATTTTATAATATCAAATTTGGAAATATTAAGAATAATATCAGCATAAGATTTTAAAAATTCCATATAAAAGATATATTATAAAAAATCATTTTTTATATATAAATGAATATTAAGGGAAAAGTAGATTTTTTAAAAACTATAAAATTATCTGAAAATTTTAATGAAACCAAATTACATATTCCATCAGATTCAAGTTCTACAGTTAATTTATTAAATTTCAAAAATGAAGATGATTATGGTATTTATGTGGATTCAACAGGTATATTAAGTAGAGGTAATACTTTAGATTTTAAAGCAAGAGATTATAATAATATAACAATTCACGATTTATTAACATTAAGACCAGAAGGTAATGTAGGTATTGGAACTAGTAATCCAACAGAAAAACTAGATATTCAAAATGGAAACATAATTCTTTCGGGTAGTTATAATGCTTATACCTATGTTGGTGATTCTAATTGGGGAACTGGTGTTTTTAATTCTGGTTCAACATATTATAATGAAATAAAAGGTTCTTGGGGTGATGGTAATAATAGAGGTTTTAGATTATTTAATTCATTTAATAATACTATACCGCTTTTTGTTAATTCAAATGGAAATGTAGGTATAGGAACTACTAATCCAACAGAATATTTGAGTATTACTGGACAAAATTCTGGGAATAAACCTAGTTTAGGATTACATAATGGTAATAGTAATACAACTTTTAATAATGGGGCACAGATAGCATTTGGTTATTCTGGAACTAATCGATATCAACATTTTATACATACAAGACATAATAGTGCAAATGCTGATAATGCTATTGATTTTTATACTAGTGATGGTACTCAAAATAATACAGTTACATCAGGTTCAATCCATACAATGTCATTAGTTAGTGGTAATGTAGGTATTGGAACATCTAATCCGAGTTATAAATTAGATGTAATTGGTGGTTTAACACGAATTGATAATTGCTTTGTTGGTAGGGGGTATAATATTTATGATTATTGTCAATTCCGACATCAATCATTAACAAGTCATGATGATTATGCTTTATTACAATGGAATGGTGCTGAAACTTATTTGAATGCTAAATCTGGTACATCGATTGGTTTTAGATTGGGGAATCAAGAAAAAATGCGTTTAGTTTCAAATGGTAATGTAGGTATAGGAACAACTAATCCTACTCAAAAATTGGATGTAAGAGGTAATATGAGATTAGGTGATGGAACTACTGCAGAACAAGATATCATTTATCACAATAATACTGGAACATGGCAAGTAGGAGTCAATAATTCTGGTAATGGAACTAGTGGTAATCAATTTTATATTTATGATAATGCTTATCGTTTGACAGTTCAAAAAGCAACTGGTAATGTAGGAATTGGAACAAACAATCCAGGAGAAAAATTAGATGTATCTGGTAAAGTATCATGTTCAGATTTAGTTAAACAAGGTCATACTTATACCCAATCATTAATTAAATCATATCATTTTTATGCAACTGGTAATCCAACTGCATGGGAAATACCTACATTAAAAGGAAATTGTATTGTACATGTAGCAATAAACAATAGTTATGGAACATTTTGGGGATATGGTTTATCTCCAGGAATC